CCAGCGCTATAAGTCCTGACTAACACCTTTTTGCCAATCACTCCAACCTCTCTCTCATTCAAAAGAAAACTATCACTCCGGGGCCTCCAGGTTACGCGCCTGGTGGATTGAGGCTTTCGCCTCGATGGGTCGGACTCAGATTTCTCCAAGCCCGACCTGTTGACGTGTTGCTGAGTTGCTCGACGGCACGTCGCCGCGCACTACCCAGGTCTCAGCTTCTGGGTGGGCCTTCCTGGTACGGCCTCACAGTCACTCACAGTGTTTCCACCGTGCCAGCTGACGTAGATTGATGACCGTCTTTCCGGCCTGTCACGGTTGACCTGGTCACGCTCACCGTCTCGCATACTCCGGCCAGGCTCTCGGTCGTGGGTTAGCCACCGTCACCACGATCTCGACTACCGAGTGCCGATGGTTTCCCACCTCGTGGCAGTCGGATGGCAGCCGTTGTTCTCCTCTGGCTCTCGTCACTCGTCGCTGATCTCTTCTCCTCCCCTGTCGTCAGCCGTCATCAGGTCGGCGAAGATCAGGCTCACACCACCAATCAGCAGGATCGCAATCACTGCCAGGAGTTCACGCATCACTTACTCCTCAAAGAGGCACTGCGCCCGAAGCTGACGCCGAAGATCCGACCACGAGTCTCTGTGATGTGAACGCTGTCCCCCTTGGAGACTTGAGCCCAGGTCTTCGCGTCGGCCGACGCGGAAAACACGTCGTCGCCGATCTGCACAATCAGCACATACTTCTCCGAGCTGTGGTGCGTTGTTGTCACCGGCACCACTGTCTTGCCGGTGGAGACCATCCCGGTTCCCGTCGACGTGTGTGACGCCTCGTAGGCCTTTTCGACAACAGTCGCCGTGCCGACGGCGAACTCACTGCTCGACGCGTACTCGGCGAGCCGGCCGACCAACCAAGCCGTCAACGCGATGATCACACACCAGTAAGCAGCCGACCGGATCTCGCATTACCCTCTCCCTGGAAAAACATCAGGGGGCCGAGGCGGTGGTGTTCGGCACCGCCTCGGCTGCACTCCCCCGGAGTCAGCGAGCGAGAGTCACGACTCCCTGAGCGGCCTGGATCAAAACCGCCACTCGCCGGAGGCAAGGGTATAGAGTTATTTCTATGTGTCAAGCTCTATCGGTTTATTTCTATCGATTCAGGTTCTTCGAAATCTCGTAGAGCCGAGCCTCGATCGCGATTCCCCAGTGAATTGCCTCGCCGACCGCGATGCAGGAGACGGCTGTCACGATGCACACCCCGAATACCGGGACCAGCGTCGCCACGAACGTGGCTGCCATCGCACTCTGTTGTGGCGTTGCAGCACGGATCATCGCCAGCACGCCCACGGCACACGATCCAATGGCAACCAGGAGGAAGAGGCAACCGACGACGGTATAGACTGAAGCGATGATCGACAGCGCGGGGCGTCTGGGGAGCGAGGTCACCTCAGCACGAGAGCCCGGTTTGCGAACCTTTGTCGGACCACGTGCTGGCTCTTCGTCGTCGAAGTCGAGGTCATCCGTCCATTCTTCGTCAGCTACCTCTTCAGGCTCGGCTGTTTTTGGCGGAGCCGCCGGCGGGTCAGGCATACGGAGTGAGAACGTGTCCGGCTGAAATTCCGGCTCGGGAGTCGGATCGGGAACAGGTGGAGGAACGAACTCGGGAACCTGATCTTCAGGGGGAGTCGGAGGCTGCTCGACCAGGTCAAAGATTGTCCGGCACTGTGTGCAGCGTCCCTTGAGCCCGAGATTCTTCGCGGGGATCTTGTGAGGTTTGGAGCAGCTAGGGCAGATGCAGATCGGCATGGTCGGCTCGCGAACGCGGATTATTTCCAGCCATCTTGGGAGAGCCGCCGACGGTTGTCAAATTGAGCTATGCAGCGCAACTGCGTCTGATACATTGAATCGCGACTATGGACGCAAATGACCTGTGATTGGTGGACTCACATGACTGATGGGAATGATCGAGATTGTGTTATCCAGACACCAGATGAGTGGTTTGGAAGCCTGGACTTCAGAACGAAGGTGGACCACTCGATCGCATTGGATGCAGCGAAGGAACAACGCGCCGATTTGGCTATTTCATGGGAACGAGTCAACCGAAAAATCGAACTCGTTGCCGGATTCTCCATGGTATTTGGAGGATGGCTGGCACTAAACCAGAACAAGCTGCATGTTCCAAATGGATGGGTCGTGGTGTCGGTTGTCCTCAGCTTTGCAGCTGCTGGATTCTCAGCATGGGCTTGGTTTTTCCGCTCTGAGAGACCGATGTCAGTATCAATAAAGTCTGTCGTCCAGATGACACAGATCGGACAAAACGTGGAAGCGTTCATTGCCGCTGATACGTTCGTGATGTCGCAGCTTTATATTGAAAAACTCAAGCTGAGGACTCGCCTGCTGCGAGTCTCCGTATCGCTACTTGCCTTGTCGGTGATGGTGGCAGCGATCTCGTCTATTTGCCTTCGGGATTATTATTCCCCAAAGTCGCCTCCAGCATATAACGACGGTTTGCAATAGCGTCCTGTTGCTGCTGTTGCTGCTGTGCGAGTAATTCAGCTTGCTGCTGTATTATCAACTCAGCTTGCCTTCGAAGCTCCTCTTCCTGCTCCAGTTGTTCGTCGCCTATTTGTATCGTCCTTCAAAACTGTTGGGGGACTGTCTAACCGCTTCCATCTCGCGTCGATGAGTTCCAGCCACTCTCCGGCCTGGTGGGCGAATGCCTGGTCCCAAGGGCCTTCGAGGTGAGATTCCACTTCGACGACCAGAGAGCACCGATACCGACTGACGCGGCCCTGGTGGATCAAATACAAGTCGATCACGCTTAGGCTGCGTGCTCGTGCTCAACGACAAACTCGGAGTACTTCACCCCAAGGGCGTCGGCAATTTTCTGGATCGTATCTGTTTGTATTTCACTGTCTCCGTTTAGGAGCTTGACCAGTGAAGGTTGGTGTATCCCCGTCCTGCGTGATAACTCGCTCTTCGACACGCCCTGCTCAGCCAGGACGCGTAGAATGTTTTCTTTAATCGCGCGTGCCATTTCGCTCACTTCCATGCCTCCATTGTGGCCCGAAATCGTCGATTCGTCCACAGGACACCTGGGAAAAATCGGCGGGTGAACCGGTAGCTACGGATTGTTAGTCCGTAGCTCCATCCCGAATGAAGGCGCTGGGACTCGAACCCAGGACCTACGGATTAAAAGTCCGCGTCACGCTCGCACGGCTCAGTGACGGACGTAGCGATCGTCCGATCTGTATCGGAAACTAGTAGCTGCGGCTCGGCTGCGAATCAGAGACTCGGAGCTGCCGGCGGGATCTCTTGCTTGGCCGAAATGCAATTCGTCACGATCTCGCGAATCTGAGACTTCACCGACTCCGGTTCGGCCCAGTTGATCGCTTTGAGGAGGGCTCCCTTCCACCCTTTCGCGTGCCGGACGTTGGCGGCAATGCGTGTCGTAAACTCCTCAATCGCATGCTGGACGTCCTCTGGAGACGTGTGATTGAGCTGCCGCCGGAGGGCCTTGCACGAGCAGCTCGGGTCGAACTCGATCGCGTATTCCGCGAATGCGAGATCAACACAGTCTCCGATTCCCGAGAACGCCTGGTGAACAACATTGCTGTTTCTCTGCGCCACGTACTCGTGCGAGCGTCCCGGCGGTGGCATCCTTCCAGCAGCTCGCAGTTCTGCGACCTTGGCCTCTGTCTCTGCGTGAGTCCTCAGCGTCGGTGGCTTTCTCATCCGTGCAGCACCCAATCGAGGTCGGTCTCGTGTGAGTCGTTACAGACCATGTCCATGTAGATTGTGCCGGAAGCATTGTTGAGCAGTCCACCACTGCATGTCAGTCCGACAATGAAAACCGCTTGTACGTCCTCGCAGCCGGAGCCATCCACGGTGCGAATGATTAGGACGGCAGTGTTTGTCATTGGTCCATAATCATAGCTCGGACCGCCAGCCTGGGCGTAGGCGCACTTCAGCTCCGCCTCAATTGTGATGAGGCACCCCTCAACCAGGCATGTTGGTGGATCTGCGATTTCGTATTTTGAGCCAGTCCACCGCATCGCAAACGTACCGCTGATGCAGCAGTCCGCAGAGTTCGTGTCGAACGTGATGTAGATCACCGGCACATGAGCGGGGGTCATTCCATCGCAGTCCTCAGTTCCGCTAATACACGGAGCGAAGCAATCGAGTGGATCACCACAGACTCCATAGTTACAGGACTGCGGATAGACGGTGATGTCTGGCCAGTCCTCATAGATCCCAGAAAGTGTCAGCGGCAACGCAGGATCGCCATACCACCAGTCAGTCGGGAAGTCGCCCCTCGCGACCGGCTCCATGAAAGCAGGGTAGCCAAGGATACGAATCAACCACCCAGCCTCAAAAAAAATCCTCGTCGCCGAACCGTAACCAGCGCATGACCAAATCAGGTAGGGAGTGATTTTCAGCCCGCTGGTTTCTGTGTCAGATGCCGCAGCATCGAGCAGCTCGTCATCAATCACCTTGGGAAATCCAGGGTAGTCCGGCACCTGGTTCGGCGAGTTGTGCTCCAGGATGAGCTGATAGGCTGGCTGGCTGAATGGCGCGTCGTCGAGGAAGTTGCGACATTGTATCCCGAGATCCCAGACAATCGCTGGAAATGGAGATCCAGTCACAGGACCTGAAGACCCCCCTTCGTAGGAACCCTCTCCACCAAACACCAGCAGTCCTGCCGACCCTGATCGATTAGTGTTGCAATAACACAAAGGGTTGATCGGATCTCGGTAGTCGAGTCCATCGTCAGCGCCCGCCATGAGCATCTCAACACCATCGTATCGAGCGGTGACGACCGATTCGCCGATAGGCGTGTCCCACTCAATGCAGCAGACACGCTTGAGGATTAGGTCGCATTCCGGCGGCTCTGGTGGCCCGTAGCATCTCGGCAGGCATGGCTCTTTCATGGCGACCCGCACCCGCAAATGTCGACGCGAAACTCAGGTGGAGGCCTCAGATCACCACGAGTCATAGACGCTGTGTGGTCGGTGATACTTGCACCTGCAGGCAACACGACGAACGCGTTCGAGGAATACAGCGGGCCTGCCATCTCAACTGTACACTCCACTTCGTGCTCTACGAATTTTGAGTGAGCGTCGATTGCAGCTTTGATGTCGGCTGCCACATCATCTTTCTCGATGTCGATCACCTCGCTAACTCCGTCGTATAGCACTGTGATCGTCAGCACTGCGGTCGCGGGCCTATACAGCAAACGCAGGTCATAAGAGATCCGGCAGCCAGCTGCACCCGACTCGTCGATTCGACAGATGCCGTATCGCTCGGTCTCGCCGCTCTCCGACCAGATTAGAGGTACCCCCTCGTCTCCAGCCTGCAGCTTCTCGACGTCGTCCTCGATCGATACGACGCTCGATCCAGTGCCAGTCACTCGACAGGGGACGACTCCGCCGATCGCGCCCCAGAAGACTCCATCGATTTCCACTCGATTGAGAGCGATTGCGAACCGAGAGTTTCCGTCGGCCTGTGGGGCCTTCGCCTTAAGCGTGAGCTGGTGCGTGAAAAGATGCTCGTTGCTCGACGGCAGGACGAGCGGTCCCTCGCTGTAGGAGACGACGCCGAGCCGGGGAATCGCCGCTCCGGTGTCGTTATACATGCGGATTGGAGTGAACGGCTGCCAGAGCTGGCTATCGCCCAACGTCGGTCGCCCGAGGGCCTGCTGCACCTGTAGGGCGGCTTCGGTGACCATATTGATCCAGGACGCCGAAGGCTCCCACTCGTCACCCTGAGCCCATTTCTTCATCGGATCGGTCATGCCTGGCCCTCCGGAGTCGATGGTGACCAGGCGAGCTGCGGCAACGGATCCTGCGGCAGTGCGGTCGCGAGAGTCCACTCGGGAGTCAGAGGCGAGAAGTCAGACGCCTCTCCGTTTGTCGCCCGGGGATCCGTCAGCTCGGCCACGTCGGCGAGGGTCACCAGATAGTCGATCCCGCCGCCATCCTTCCGGACCGCCTGGCAGCCGATACACGCGAGCTGGCCAGCCTCACGGCCGAACGCCGGAGCCTGGTTGATACGGCGATAACACCGACAGACGCGTCGGCCCCGGGAAACGATCTCGGATGGTCCGCAGGAGACTGTGATCTGAAACGACATCGCCACTACTCCAGAACTGAGAAGCTCGCCTCTTCGTACACGTCGGCCAGGCAGAGGTACTGGATCTCCTGCGTCACGATCTTCTCGGTCCCCTGCACCTTGAGGTAATGCCGCGGCCAGAGGTACTGCCAACCGAGCTTGTCAAAGTCGTCAAAACCGGAGACGGAGATCGTCTTGTTCTCCCGGACCCGATAGCTGAACTGCAGCTCGATGTCGTCGCGTCCTCGGCCGGCACCGGAGATCCCCGCGCACAGCACCTCGCCGGGGTCGAACGAGCGGAACGGAGTCGACGAGACCTTGCCGATCATGCGGAGGAACGTGTTGCGAGTGGTCTCGGTCCAGTACGACCAGCGAAGGTATCGCTTCTCGCTGAATGAGATTTCGGGCACGAGCAGATCAACACCGGCCGGCGGCTTGCCGTCGCCCTGGTCGCCAATCAGCTGGATCGAGGGAGTCGTTCCCGGATCAGAGGTCCGCTTGTAGACGCTCTGCGATCCGATCGGCTTGACGATCTTCTCGGAGCTGAGCGCGAACGAGAACGCAAACTCAGGGACGGCGGCCGCATAGCTCGTCGACGCGGGAGTCGGCTCCTTCGGCCGGAACGTCTCCCAGCTGCAGGTGATGTCCCAGATCCCGTCAAAACCCTCCAGCTCCTGCATGTCGAAGTCAGCGGCCGTCACTCCTCCGATCGTGTTAATTCCCTGGTCAACGACGTAGGTCGAAAACGCCGTTGCGACTGATGACTCGTCCGCGTACCCGACCGCGAGAAACTTTCGCTTTGCGGTCGCAATGTCAGAGACGGATCCGCCGCGGCCTCCGCTAATCTCGAAGATGTAGCCCATCGTCCCCTCCCGTGGCTGGTCGCTGATTGATCTGCCGCAGCTCGTCGACGGCCGTTTGCAACAGCGGCAGCAGGTCGACCTCGGCTCCTCCCATCAGTCGGCCGATGGCCTCGGCGATCAGATCGCGATGCTTCTGCCGCGAGGCCTCGGTGAGCAGCTGCGGAATCACCTCGACGAGCCGAGACTCTGAGAGCGTCATCTCCGCCGGCAGTCGGTAGGATGCCCGATCGGCGACCGACAGCAGCGAGTGCAGCGTCGACGCGAAATCCTTCGCGGCCTGGCGGATCGCCGTCGACCGCCAGTCCCTCGGCAGGTCGGCAAACAGCTCCTCGATCGCGATGACCGAGGGAGCGATCGAGATGCGTCGATCGGGGTCTCGTTCTCGGCTCACGTCTTCAGCCTCTGCTTCTTGGAGATGGCCGTCTCGACTTTGTTGACGGCTCGACGCACCTCTTTGGTCTCTTCGACGAGCTCAGACTGACCGGCGAGTGAATAGAGCTGCCGCGAGGCATTAGCGGAGAACGTTCCCGCCTGGCCACCAGGAGCGGAGAGCAGGGGAACCGGAGCACCCGCCTTCGGCTTCTGCTCGGTCGCAGCAACTTGTTCCTTCGCCGCTCGCTCACGATCGTGCTCCTCGTTGATCGCGAGCGATTTGTCCTTAAGAGTTTGGAGCCTTCGCTCTGCATCAGTGACGCTGCCGCCTACAACACGGAATCCATCTGCGGTCGTTCGTAATGAATCGGAAACACCGCTTAGTGAGTTTTTCGCAGACTCTGAGCTAGCCGCAACCTTCAACCCCTGCTTTGCAAAATCCGCCATTTCTCGCGGGATCTCACCACTGAACACCTTCGCGTCTATTGCGAGACTGCCCATCTTGAGTATTAGTGCGTCAACGATCTTGCCGATGCGGTCCACTCCATCGGCTAGGATGTTCAATGTAGACATCACAAGCCCAGCGAGAGTCTCCATTGTCCAATTCACACCCTTAGACCAGGTAGCCTCAATCTGAGCCCAGACTAGCTCAAAAGCCGCAGTGATCTCACCATTCGTGATCAGGTCAGCCGCCAGTCCGATCGACTCCCCTAGCTCTCCTGTGACAGCGGACCAGACATCCGACCAGTCGACCGTGTAGGCGACGAGTCCGGCGAGTCCAGCCGCTACCAGGCCGATCGGCGACAGTAGCCCCCCAAGCACTGTTCCGATAACACCTGTGACAACTAGAACTCCACCGAGCCCCGTCGCTACAGCCGAGGCAGCGATCCCCATACCGACCAGAACTCCACCGGCTGCCGCGACTCCGCCGGCGAGCGTGACGATTTGCACGATCAGCTGGTCATTCGCCTGGATCCACTGAATCGCGTCCGTGAGCAGTGGAGACAGCCAGGCCAGGAACTCTGACAACGAAGGAGCGAGAGCCGCTCCAATCGCGTTGGCAATCGCTCCAGACTGCTGACTGATCAGATTCAAGGAACTGCCAATTGCATCCCCGGCGGCAATGTCCTCGTCAGACATCACCACGCCCAGATCACGAGCCTCCTGTCGCATGCGTGCGATTCCGTCGGCTCCCAGATTGAGGATCGGGAGGAGCTTTGTGCCTCCGTCCTCCCAGACCGCCATTGCCGCAGCGGCCTTTCTGGTTGGATCGTCGATCCCTGCAATGCGATCAGAGAACAACGCGAACGCTTCATCAGCGGAGAGATCCCGCACGTCGGCGACTGTCAGGCCGAGTTTCTGCAGTTTGACAGCTGCGTCCTGTGATCCGGATTTTGCCTCGGCGATCAGTTTGGTTTGTTTCGCGAAAGACTCACCAAGGATCCCGACATCTAGACTGGATTGCTGAGCGATGTACCCGAGCTCCTGGACTGTCTCTGTCCCGAGCTGTGTCTGCTTCGCCATCAGTGCAATCTGAGCAGACGTGTCGGCGAAGTGATTCGCAGCGAGTGCTGCGATTCCGAGAATCGGAGCCGACATCGCGAGGAGTCGCTTGCCGGCAGCCGTCGCCGTGTCGCCCATGGAGGTCAGCTGCTTCTGCAGCCGCTGAATTCCGCGTTCGGCCGAGTCGTCGAAAAAAGTCTCGACGTAGGCTCTCGCTGCTTTGATCGCGTCGAGCATCGGCCCCTCCCTGTTATGCCCTCTTGGCTCCCATCAGATCCGCCAGGACGTCGATCGATCCGAGATTGAAAGGCTGCGGCTTATGCGGCTTCTTGCCCCAGGGGTTGAGATCCGCCGGCTTCTCAACCTTCTTCAGGTGGACCGCTCGCAGCGAGGCCGCGAGCCAGGCGAGCTCGCCCCAGCGAGTCTCGCGATTCCCTGTCCACATCAAGAGGAGCTGGCGGTAGCTGTACCCTCGGGGGTCGACTCCGAGAACTCCTCCAAGTCGCCAGAGCTGGTCGGCTGAATACGGGACTGGAGCGCCTTCCTCAGCTTCCTCGCCGCCTCGTCGATCAGCTGCGGTCGAGTCTCCTCCAGGATCTCGATCGTCTGAATCAGCACCGCTGCCTGCGTCGCTCGCTGAGCATCCAGAGTCCTGCGGATCCCCTGGCTCTGCTCGCGAGCTGTCGGAGGGAGGTACTGTGTCCACGCCTCCCAGATCGCGTCGCGGAGTCGCTCGATCGCATCACCACGCCAGCGACTGGCAAACCCTCGCTCGTCAATCCCCAGATCCTTGATCCGCGACGCGAACAGAATGCATCCCACGAACACCGGAGCACCAGGCCACGACAAAAACCACTGCTGGACCGGCGGAGAGTGGAAGTCGTCCGCGTAGCCATCGACGGTCTTCGGCAGCTTCAGCGACCCCGGATCGACTCGCAGCGACTTATTGATATCCGCGATGTCCTGGAACACCAGGTCGGGGACCGTCCATTCGGTACCCACCGCATCAAGTACAGGCACGATGCCCCTCCCGCTTGGCCCTGAGAATGACTAGATCGTCGATCAGCTCTTCGTGACGATGGTCGGATTGACGGCCGACGGACCGGGAGCCAGCTCCACGTCGTGCGTCGTCGCGCCGGGATCGGGCTGATCCTCATCCCACTTTGTGACGATCGCGTTAAAGCACAGCGACTTGGTTCCTGTGGTCGCAATGTCACCCGTTGCAGCAGCGACAGCAATCTGAGTGTTTCCCAGATAGGCCGCCTCAAGGATGTCATAGGCTGAGTTTCCCGGACGTTTCGTGACCTTCCCCGTGATCGAGATGGTTCTCCCGCCGGGGAATTTGATTGAGAAGTCTCGGCCTCGTTCCTTCCGATCAGCAGTCGCTCGCGAGTCGGACTTCTTGACGTCGCTGAGGATGTTGTCAGCTCGCACAAAACCGCTGGCATGAGCGGAAAGAATCGCCGCCGAGTCGGCGTCCTCCGCGTAAGGAGTCGTCGAGATGTAGAGCCGATTGACCTGTCCGGGGATGGCTGCTGCGTCTGCCATGAGTTTCTACTCCTTGAGTATCCGGCCGATCGCCGGCAGTGTTTCCTGTTGTGCCGGCCCCATCCACGGACGAGGCGCGACGTAAATCGACTTCCCTTTGTTGAACCCCTCGGTGATGACAGTCCTGCCACCCTCTTCGAGGATCCTCGCGACGCCGCGTCCCCTGACTGCTGACGCGAGCGCAGGCCCGGTCACGACGGAGAGCTTCGTCTCGTCGACAGCGAACAGCGTCCGCCCCTTCAGCTTGTCGCCATGGATCGCCGGCGGACTATTCGGAGCACTCGATCCCTTCTTGCGTCGCAGCTTCGAGCGCGCCGCTCGTCGGGTGAACGCGCCGATCTTCCGCAGCTTTCCGATCTGGATCTGGCGGAGCTTCGGCCTGAACGACGGGTCGAACACCGCTCGCACCTGGTACCGGAGCATCACACCCTCCGGTAGACCATGTCGACCTGCGTCTGGATGATTCCCGTGTACTGCTCGCGATCGCCATCGGGGAGTGACCGCTGCAGCTGCTCGCGATTCGGACGGACTGACCAGGTGAACGATGGCTCGCGGCAGAACCAGGCGGAGTCAGTTCCATCAGAGGACCGCACGAGCACTTGATCCCACCACTCTTGCACCGCCAGATCGTCGATCGCACACAGCAGGGAGTCGACCTCCTGCTGTGAGATCGACGTGACGCGCGAATAGAACCCGACCGACACATTGACGATCGAGGACCACTCGCCAGCCCGGGCCCGCCGCTCGTGCTTCTGCCCGTCCTGCGGCCAGAGCTGCACAACGACGAGTCGATCGATCAGCTGATCGGTATGGACATCTCCGCCCCAGACTCGCCGCACGTCGGCCGTGAGATCCGAGGGAACCCACTGCACCGCCTTGAGCTGGGCAACCAGCATCTCGATCAGGTCGATGTCGTGAATCACCGCGAGCCCTCCGGCAGCTTGGTCACTCGCACCAGGTAGGCGTAGCGACGCCCGCCGTACCAGGTCCAGTGCGACCCGGCGTCAGTCCGGGAGACCTCCCAGATCTCCCCGGACTCCGCCAGCGTGATCCGATCGCCAATCTTTGGCTCGGTCGGCGAACCCGTCGGCGAGTAGTCCTCGCGACGAATCACGATCTCGGTGTCAGTCGCCGATGTCGTGACCTCGCCAGACTTGGCCGACAGGCCCGGTTGTAGGACAAGCCCGCTGACCGGCGACGATCGATAGCCCTGGCGAGAGAGAGAGAGAGTTTCTCCCGCCTCGCTGATCTGATCGTCGACGCCCTGATCGAGCTCGTCCCCGAAACTCACGCTCTACTCCTCCCCACAACTCGTCATGTCCTCTGGACCGTCCCGGTCCCGGTGACTGACTACGCCTCAGCCGTCCATGTGCCGGTGTATCCGAAGACTGACCACGAGCCGGCGACGACGCAGACCAGGTCGACGGTTTCTCCGATCGCGTCAGCGACCAGATACTTGCCCGCCGCTCCCGGGACTCCGGTCGATGGGAGCGAGATCGTCTCGGTCCCATTCGGATCGAGACGCAGCTGCTGAGCAACGCTGACGCGTGCCCGGTACCGCATCCCTGGAACGGCCGCCGGCAAGGCGAACGTGATCGCGCCGCTGGCTCCGGTGTTCGTCAGGACCGATCCTGACTGAGTCGCCAGAACGGTGTAGTCGGCCGTCTTGGTGATGACCGCACCGAGCGGAGGGAGTTCGTTCAGCGCGACGTACGCCGATGTCTGCGCGTCGATCTTGTCGATGACGAGGAGGCCCGCGTACCAGCCCGCCGCCGGAGCGTAAGGGACCAGGACATCGTTCGCGGAGTCCCACCACATCGGCTGGCCGGTCGACCCGAGAGTCGCTGACCCGCACGGCAGAATGACGATCCCGCTGGTGCGGATCGTGACGCGATCGTTCTGCGACGAAGCGAAAGGACGATCGACGTACCCGGCGCGACCGCTGGGAGCCTGGACGAACTGATTGGCGACGTATCCGCCCGAGGGAACGACCTTGGATTCCTCATCAGGTACTGAAGTCAGAATGGCTGAGGCGCTCATAGCCTGCCTTTCGTGTAAGAGTGTGTGAGCAAGAAGAGAGAGCGAGAAACCGCAGAGACGAGAGGCCCGCCCTCGTCTCTGCGTCAAATGGCCGGCCGGCCGGGGTTTATCAAGTGGCTGATCCCCAGACGACCGGTGTCAATCAGCCTGTCGACTTCACGATCGACTGATGCCGAATACAGGCACCAGCGAGGTCGTAGGAGACGTCGACGTTGATGCCCCAGCGGCCCGAGGTCAGAGGTGTCGTGCGAGTCCGCGGCACGCGTCCAGTTGCCGCCAGGTGGCGGATCAGGAACGGAGGAGCCTTCGCTGAGATGAGGAACCAGTCGTTCGCATCACCCGCCAGGTCGGCACCGGTGAGCGTGTGCTTCGTGTCCAGTTCCAGGCGAGAATCCGAGATGTACTTGATCCCGTACTTCGCATAGGGGTTAGTCTGCCCCTGCTGCGACGCCGCGATTCCATTCAGCATCTCGGACAGTACCGAACCGGCCGCTCCTTCCAGTGTGGGAGGCGTCAGCATGTGAGTCGGCGGCAGATTGAGGTAGGCCTTCGCCCCATCAGCCCCCGACTCGGTTTGCAGTCGCAGCTTGGCGATCGCCGTTCCGAGCGTCTCCAAAGCGAGAGCAGAACCCGTCTGCAGGTTGCCGTGACTCGCATGGAAGATCTCGATCCCGTCGGCCATCGTGGGATTGGCCTTGATGATCGAGAAGATCAGGCCTGGCCGAGTGGCGAACGCACGGACGCCCCAGCCCAGAGGACCAGAAATCGTCTTCATGATTTGGCCGAGCATGTCATTGATGAGCGTCTGCTCATTGATGTCGAGCTGCTCGGCGAACCGGGTGATCGTGACGACCTCGCCCTTGTCGGACAGGTAACCGTGAGCGGCCTCGCCGTTCTCCGCCAGTGGACGGAGTTCACCGCCCGGAACCTTCATCTGCACAGCCGGAGTCGGGAGGAAGTTCTGCCCGTCGTCGACTTCGCAAAACTCCTCAGTCGGATCCTCCTGCAGCCCGAAAGAGGTCGTGACGGCCGTCTTGACCGACGTGCTGATAATGTTCGACAGGCTGCCGGACGAACCGGCGGCTTCGATGACTCCCTTCTGGTGGAGCGGGTTGATCCCGTCGAGCTGCATCGCCAGTCGAGCGAAGTCGAGCGAGTTGATCCCACGCAGAGCGGAGGCCGCCTCCAGCAGCTTCTGCTTGCGCTCGCTGTTGACATCCCAGAACATGAACTCTGGCAGATCACCGGCGGCTTCGATCTGCAGGCGACGAGGCAACGCCTCCTCGACAGAGAGACCGTTGACGCCCATCAGCTGTGACATCACGAGAGCCTCGGCCGAGGCCTGGATGCCGCCTCGCGAATGGCCGGCGGGAGCGGTCGGACGAGATTCCCGCAGAGCTTCGATCTCGGTTTGCATCTCACTCCAGTCGTTCGCGATCGCGTGAGCTTCGAGCGACACCTTCTTGCCCTGGATTGAGAACGTCGGATTGCCGTAGCTCGCGCAGATCTCCTGGATCCGCGATTGCCGTTTGTTCTCGGCTGCGACGGCCTCCCGGCGACGGGTAATCATCGCTTGCGTCTCCGCGTCGAACTGAGCGGCAGTCAGCGTGCGACGTCCGCTGGTCGCAGCGACCGATCGGCGACCACTGCCAGCAGAAACGGACGCCGACTCCTCTTCCAACGCGGCAGGGTCCGCTTCCTGCTCGGAGGTCTCAGCGACTTCCTCGTCGTAGAACGCCTGCAGCTTCATCTTCTGCTCGTCGCTGAGAGCAGCCAGATCTGTGAAACCGAGCGAGGCCAGCCATTCCTCAAAAGTCATCGCGTATTCTCCTCCGGCGGCTTTGATGCTCGCCCACGCCTTGCGATCGCCACCCTTCGTCACGAAGTCAATTCTTCGTAACGTGGACCGCCGGACGATCGGCATCGGTCCTGTGATTCGTTGTCCATTGACGACGGCCGTCTGGCCTGGTGGCAGCTTCTCCAGATCGATCACGTCGAAATCGGAGTCGATCGAGAACTGCCAGGGAGCGACCGAGTTGACTGCCTTGGCCTTGCGCGCGGTCTGCAGGACCGTCTCATCGGTCCCGGAGAGAATTCCCGTGCAGGTCAGCTGCCGACGGTCGTTTTTGATCGAGGTCGTGCTGCCGACGACGAGCTGGGCATTGTGCTCGCGACAGCACATGAGCGTCTGCGATGCGATCTCGATGCCAGCCAGGTCAACCACGACGCCGTCGGGAAACTGGCGGGGATACATCACACCGCCCGTGTAGGCCGGACCGCTGAATGTGGCGACCTCGGAGTCGATCTCGACGGCTGATCCGCTGGCCGCCTGGATCCGCATGCGCTTGGACTTCTTCACGCCGAGGCCTCCGCCAGTTGGGGATCAGTTTCCGGAGCTAGGCCTGCAGCTGCGACTACAAGCCCGGCTCCCGTCTGAGGTGAGTCGTCCGGGAACATCTCAGAGATCTGCTCGGCAGTGAGAGCCGGGAACGCGGCTGCGACGACAGAACGAGCCATCGCCGGCCGCATCGAACCGGAGCTGACGTTGGTGGCCACCAACGTCAGAGCCTGCAGCTGGGCCCCGTTCATCGCCACAGGAGCACCGCCGGCCGAGGAGCTGAGGACCGTGTCGATCGTGGGAGAGGTAAACAGGCTGCGAGCGATCGTCTGGCGGAACTCCGGCACGGTGAGGCCGAGTGATTTCGCGGCGTGCTCGTCGTGCGAATCGATGTCGACACCAGCCTTCGCCAGCTCCTCCTCGCGTGAGCTGTGGCCCGTCTGCAGGTTGATCTGCCTGGCGGCCGCGAGCGTCTGAGGATCCGCATCGGGCAGCCCATCCCAGAACCAGCAATGCGGGACATCGTCGATGGTACCGATCTCAGGGATCAGCCCAGGCATCATCAATGCCTCGTCGAGCCAGGCCGCGAACGTGCGATCACACTCCTCAATCTCGATCTCGTGACGCTCAATCCGATTGCGGTTCGAGAACGTCACCTGGTCTGCCTGCGTGCTCGCGTAGTTCCACTTTGCCGACGAGCCGAGCACGATATTGAG